AGGTGATTACACTTTTTCATTTTCTAATAGTATGAGCAATGCAACATATGGCGGCGGTTCGGCTGCTGCTTCTAGTCAGGCTAACGGTCAAAACTTTCAGTTACATATATTTGCTACTGGCTCCATTAGAACAAGGGCTGAAAATGCAAGCGGAACTTTAACAGACTGTTCTAGGCTTGTTTTTAATATCCACGGAGACCTAGCATGAGTACACTAAACGTTTCCAACATCACCGATGGCACAACAACAGTCGGCACTTCATATGTGGTCAATGGGGCTGCGAAGGTTTGGGTTAATTTTACTGGAACTGGTACCGTAGCTATTGATGACAGTTTAAACACAAGCAGTATTACCGATAACTCCACAGGAAGATACGAAGCTAATCCAATAAATAATTTTGCTAATGCTAATTACTGTCTTACGCATGATGGCCTCATTGATGGTGGTAATGGGTGGCATATATCTTATTTTGATAAGACAAGCGTTAATGTTGAGCTTCTATATATCAATACATTGGGTTCCTATGCAGACTGTGCAGATGCAAGCGTTGTTTATTTTGGAGACCTAGCATGACGCAGCACCTCTGGACACGTCTGCTAGAAGCCAAGGCACGGCTCAAGCCTGTGCAGTCTAAGTACCGTGTGCTGTTTGAAGACCCACGGGAACCAGACGCCCCTGCCAAGGTTCTTGTGCCTGATCCCAACTGGATGGCTGCGGCTCTGGCTGGTGACATTCTGCCACCTATTGACACCTACCAGCGTGATCGTTTGGTCCCTGACGGAGAGCCAAAGGAACACCCATACGCAGAGCCTATTGGTGCTATGACAGAGGAAGAGGCTATAGAGTATTTAATAATGAAAGATATAGATCCTGCTGTATGGCGGGACTATCAAGGCAATAGAACAATTATGAAAATTGTACCTGTTGAGTTAGTTCCAAGTGATAGATCATTTAGAAATGCTTGGAAGATTAATCAAGAAGCTGATGAAAGGATTGCAGCATGACAACTTATATTAACATCAACGGGGATGTTCGTGATGCGGCTTCCCTGACTGTACCATCTGACCGTACCTTTAGGGGTGCATGGCAGTTTAATGGTAGTGCAGTAGAAGTAGACATGACTTCTGCTAGAAATATCCACAAGGACAACCTACGTGCTGAACGTAAACCACGCCTAGAGGCTTTGGACGTTGCTTATATGAAAGCCTTGGAAGCTGGCACAGGTGCGGCTGACATTGCAGCGCAGAAGCAAACACTGCGTGACATTACAAGCGATGCCCGTATTGCAGCGGCGGCTACACCAGATGAACTCAAGGCGCTGGACTTGTCTACCCTGTTGGGAGAGTAACAAATGAGTAAGGCAAGACGGCCTATTCCTAATTATGAAGGTCTGTATGAGATTACGGATACAGGGCAAGTATACTCAGTGCCACGAAAAGGTAGCAAAGGTGGACTGCGATCACCTTACAAAGACAAGGCTGGGTATTATCGCATAGGCTTATGCAAAGATGGCCATCAGAAAACATGTCTTGTACACCAACTTGTCGCATTAGCATTCATCGGGGAAAACACTGACGATCTTCTTGTGTGTCATAAAGATGGGAACCCAGAGAATAACGCTGTTTCGAATTTGTATTATGGCACAAAGTCAGACAACTCCAAAGATGCAGTAAGGCACGGAACACATAACTTCCTACAAGACGGTTTTAATGACCTTCGTCCTTCTGGTGAAGACTGCACGTGGTCAAAGTTGGATGAAGACAAGGTTCGTTATATTAAGAAAATGAAAGGCCAGAAAACCTGTAGGAATTTAGCAGCGGAATTAAATGTTTCTTATGCTAATGTGTCTGCAATTTGGTGTGGTCGTAGCTGGGGGCATGTAGCATGACAACGAAAGCCAGAAAACTTGCAGATCTTGGCAACGCCTATGACGATGGTGCTTTGTCGAACAGAAATATGGTGATTAACGGCGGAATGACTATTTCGCAGAGGGGCAGCAGCACTGGTGTTACTGGCGCAGGGTATTATGGTCCAGACCGTTATAGATTTACTGTCGGTTCGGCAGGTGTGGGAACTTACACAATTAGTCAGGACACAGATGCACCTTCTGGGTTTGGGTATAGCTATAAGATAGATTGCACAACAGCGGACGCATCACCAGACGCCACAGATGCAGTTTTCATTGCAACCCGTTTTGAGGGCCAAGACTTACAAAGATTAAAAAAAGGAACGGCTGATGCAGCTTCAGTCACTCTTTCATTTTGGGTAAAGTCTAACCTTACTGGAACATACCAAGCCAATCTGTTTGACTTAGATAACACACGGATAATCGGATCGACTTATACAATATCTGTTGCTGGTACATGGGAATATAAAACCATAACTTTTGCAGGAGATACATCTGGTGCGTTTTCAAATGATAACGGTTTAAGCTTACAGGTTGAATGGGCTTTAGATGGTGGGACAAGCTATACCTCTGGCGCTGTTCCAACTTCATGGGAAGCAACATCAAACGCAGATCGTGCTGCGGGTCTTACTGTTAATCTAGCTGACAACACTGCTAACTACTGGCAAATCACAGGCGTCATGTTGGAAATCGGCGACACCAGTACACCCTTCGAGCACCGTTCGTTTGCGGATGAACTTGCACGGTGCCAGAGGTATTATAACTCAGTACCCGCCCACTATTTAACTTACTATACTTCGACTTCTTGTATAGCTAACGTAGATTATGCTGTATCCATGAGGGCAAATCCCACTATTACTATTGGAAGTAACAACAATGTTTCCATTGTAACGGGGGGTGCAAGTCCTAGTGGACATTATTTTTATCTTACATCTGCTGCAAATGCTTATTATGCGGGTGCCACTTCTGATGCGGAGCTATAATCATGACTGAAATGCAAATCACCTCCGTCCAATATATCGCCTTCGAAGGCACCAATGCTTCCATCCGTGCCACCATAGACGGACAAGAGCTATTTGTCCCCCTTGACCCAGCCAACCGCCACTACAGTGAGATCATGCGTCAGGTTGAGGCTGGCACACTTGTGATACAAGAGGCTGAGTGATGTTAGGTTTTTCCGCATTAGGTTCGACCCCGTTAGGAGATGACGACGAACAGATTGCGGTCCTTGTAGGTCTTTCCGCCACAGGCGCTGTTGGCAGTGTTGGGATTTCCGGTGAAGCAAATGTTGGCCTCATTGGGAACGAGGCTACCACCGCTGTTGGTAATGGGTCTACAGTAGAGGTTTCAACTACGGCGAATGTCGCGGCAACGGGCGAAGCTGCCACGGGTGCTGTTGGTACAGTCGTTATTACGGCTGATGCAAATGTCGCAGTAACGGGCGAAGCTGCTACGGGCGCTGTTGGTACAGTTACTATTTCTACGGAAGCTAATGTTGCGGTAACGGGTGAATCTGCCACAACTGCGGTTGGATCCGTTATTGTTATAGCTGATGCTAATGTTTCGGTAGTAGGCGAGGTAGGAACTTCTGCAGTTGGTTTTGTTACTATTTCCGCTGATGCCAATGTAGCTGTTACGGGCGAGGTCTCTACGGGTACAGTAGGCGCGGTTATTGTTTCTGCTGATGCTAATGTGGCTGTTACGGGCGAGGTCTCTACGGGCGCAGTAGGCACAGTTACTGTTGTTGAGGGCTTTGGTCCTATTGTTGTGGTTACAGGCGTTGAAGCGACAGGAGAAATTAGCTCAGTAAATGTTTACGACCGAATTATTCCAAACCAAAATCCGAACTATGTGGGAATATCTCCAGCGCAAACACCCGCGTATTCAAACATTGCTCCAAATCAAAATCCGAATTATGTAGGGATATCTCCATCGCAAACTCCATCATACTCAAATATCTCTCCAAATCAAGATCCCAACTGGCAACGGCTTGTTGCTTAAAATGCAAACAGACGATATACTAAGTTCAATTGAACTTTTGGCGGGTTCCACATGGCTACATATACAGATATTAATGGTGTAAAGCTTATCACTACAGGTGATGAGGCTGGTACATGGGGTACAAGCACTAATACAAATTTGCAAATATTAGAGCGAGCAGCAAATGGGTATGCCCAGATTGCTCTTTCAGGAACTACATATACGTTAACACTGTCAAACCAACCCTCTTCCCCAGAGAATGGACACTATAAAGCTATAGAGTTTACGGGTAGTCCCGGTGGAACTTGTACTGTGACGCTTGAACAAAATGACCACGCAAGGGTCTATATGTTCCTCAATAGCACAGACGAAACGGTAACAATAACTCAAGGTTCAGGTGGTAATGTATCTATTGCGGCTTCTGACGGCGCTATTGTTTTAGCCGATGGTGCAGGTTCTGGTGCGCAAGTAAAAGATCTTACGGCTACGATTCAAGCAGAAACGGCTGTTAGGCTTGCCACTGCCAGAGACTTTTCTATTACGGGAGATATAACTGCAGCGGCGGTTTCTTTTGATGGAACCGGAAATGTCGCGTTGAGCGCAGCAATAACAGCGGATTCTATTGTAAATGCTGATATTAATTCAAGTGCAGCTATCGCAGATACAAAGCTGGCAACGATTTCCACAGCAAGTAAGGTGGCTAACTCTGCAACAACAGCTACAAACTTAAACACGGCAAGTGCTATTGTAGCGCGTGACGGAAGCGGCAACTTTACGGCAGGGACAATTACTGCAACTCTTACGGGTAATGTCACGGGAAATGTCACGGGCAATGTCACTGGAAACGCAACCACTGCGACAACTTTGGAAACCGCACGAACTATAGCGGGACAAAGCTTTAATGGAAGTGCAAACATCAGCATTGGACCTACGGACTTAACAGGGGTCACAGCTAGTGCTTCTGACATAAATACAGCGTCTACAAACTATGTTCCTTCAGGTGGAATTATTATGTGGTCGGGCGCAATTGCCGCGATACCCACGGGGTGGGTTCTTTGCGATGGTAACAACTCAACTCCAGACTTGAGGGATAGATTTATTGTTGGCGCAGGTAGCACTTACGCTGTAGGTGCTACGGGAGGTGCTGCAAGTGTAACTCTGACTACAAGTCAGATCCCAAGCCACAGCCACGCCAACACGGCGTCCTCTTCCTCAAGTGTTACAGATCCCGGTCACACTCATAATTCAAATGTTGTGACAGGCTCAAATGAAGGTGGATCAACTGGGGGACAAGGAAACGGCACGGCAACAACAGCGGCTACATCAAGTTCGACAACGGGTATATCGGTGTCAACTACAACTACAATGACAAATGCTTCTACTGGTGGTGGAAGCAGTCACGAAAACAGACCACCATACTATGCTCTTGCTTACATTATGAAGACTTAAACATGCCATACACAGATCTTCGCTTCAAACCGGGCATAAACAAAGAGATTACTTCTTTTTCTGAAGGTAATGGGTGGGTTGATTGTGACAAAATACGTTTTAGATTTGGTTATCCAGAAAAGTTAAATGGTTGGGAAAAGAACACTACAAACTCTTTTCTTGGTGCGTGTCGTGGGTTGCATGAATGGGTTGCTCTCAGCGGTGAAGGCTTTCTAGGTGTTGGAACCCAATTAAAATATTACATTAAACAGGGTACAGCGTTCAATGATGTTACCCCCATAAGGCTTACAACTGGTGCGGGAGATGTAACATTTGCAGCGACGAATGGATCTTCAACGATTACAGTTACTGACGTAAATCATGGCGCTGTCGAAAATGATTTTGTAACTTTTAGCGGTGCCACCTCTTTAGGCGGTGCAATTACAGCGGATATTCTTAATCAAGAGTATCAAGTTGCTTCGGTTACGGACGGTGATACGTATACAATTCAAGCAAGAACCGTAAGTACAATATCTAGCATAACAGAAGACGGATCTTTAAATCCAACACTGGTCCCTGCTAATTCAAGTGATACAGGTAACGGTGGTGCATCTGTTGTGGGTGCTTATCAGATAGGCACAGGGCTTAACTCCTCTGTTGCGGGCACTGGATGGGGTGCTGGACTTTGGGGCGGCACAAACAACGGCGCATTGCAAACAACTCTTAATGAAGGCGGAACACTTAGTGCGGGGGACACCACAATTACTGTTACCTCTGCTACAGGTATTTCGGCAAGCGATGTAATTTTAATAGGCGGCACTGAACTCGTTTTGGTTGGTGGGGTTAGTTCAAATGACCTTACTGGATGTACGCGAGGGCATAATGGAACGACCGCAACATCTCATGCTGATGGCTCTGTGGTTCGTTTAACAGAGGGAAATGCTGACAGTATAAACAATTTTAATGGCTGGGGTGAAGGTGTTGCTACAGGCGTTCAAACAGCCACAACAGGTCTAAGAATATGGTCGCATGATAATTTTGGAGAAGACCTGATATTCAATGAAAGAAATGGTCAAGTATTTTACTGGGACAAAACAAATGGCGTTGGAACGCGTGGCGTAGAACTCTCAACGCTTTCTGGCACACCGCGATCTGTTCCTCAGAAGTGCGCTCAAATTTTGCTATCAGACAGAGACAGGCATGTCATTGCATTTGGAGCCGATGGTTTGGGGGGATCTTCTGACACTCAAGGAAATGGCACTCAAGATCCAATGCTTATTAGGTTTTCAAGTCAAGAAAATCCTATAGACTGGTATCCTACAGATACAAATACAGCGGGGGATCTTAGAATTGATACAGGGTCTAAGATTGTTCAGGCAGTAGAAACAAGGCAACAAATAGCTGTGTTCACAGACATTGCCGTGTATGCCATGCAGTTTATTGGGCCACCCTTTACTTTTGGGATTAATCTTGTTTCGTCAAACATTACGATTGCAAGTCCAAGAGCGGCAATTGCTGTAAATGATATTGTGTATTGGATGGGTAATGCAGAGTTTTATAACTATGCTGGTTCTGTTCAAAGGATACCATGCACGGTTAGGGATTACGTCTTTAATGATTTCAATACAAGCCAAATAGAAAAAGTTGTTGCTGGATCTAATGTTTCGTTTGCAGAGGTTTGGTGGTTTTATCCGTCTTCTAGCTCTACAGAAAACGACAGATACGTTGTGTTTAATTACCAAGAAAACATTTGGTACGTGGGAACATTAAGCCGAACAGCTTGGTTGGATAGAGGAATTGGGTCTGTACCAATTGCAACTGGCGATGATGGTTACTTATACAACCATGAAACGGGCGCAAAGGCAGATGGTTCTGCCATGACAGCATTTATAGAATCTGGTGATATGGATATCACTGATGGTAACCAGTTTAGCTTTATAAGCCGTGTTATACCTGACTTAAATTTTAGGGAAACAAACGTAAACGACACTACGGTAAACTTTATATTCAATGCGAAAAATGCACCGGGCCAAACAGCCCAAACCACGAATACAGACACTATTACAAAGACATCGAACACGCCTGTAGATCAATATACAAGTCAGTATCAAACACGGATTAGGGGGCGCAGCTTTACATTCAAGGTGGAGTCTACAGATGCTGATGTTTTGTGGAGACTTGGAATCCCTCGCGTTGACATAAGACAGGATGGCAGACGATGACTATAGCACCAGTCCCATACTTTCCTGTACCGCCGCCCACTTACTCACAGCAGTACTTAGCCGAAATAACTAGGGCTTTCTCTACGTTTGCCGCCCAAATAACGAACCCTGCTATAGCAAAGCCTGTGTTGATAGAGATACCGACATCTGCTCAAAGTGGAGATTCAGTTGGTACAGTCTACGAAAGTAACACAATACTTAGGATTAAATCAGCGACCGCTGCAAACAACACCACTGGGATTCCACTCCCTCAATATACTGTAGCTACACTCCCCACTGTGGAAACGGGAACTCTGATATATGTATCAGACGGGGCAGCAGGTAGCCCCGTTGTGGCTTTTGGGGATGGATCAAACTGGCTGCGTGTTGATACAAGAGCGGCAGTATCTACTTAGGAGATCACTATGGCACATACGATAATAGATGATTACAAGATCTTCCCACGGCTTATGATGCTTGTGGTTACGATCCTGACTTACCAGTCTGTACATTGGTTTATGTCTCTCGACATGCCAAGTCCCAGTCAGGCAGGTCTGGTATCTGTGTGCATGGGCGCACTTACAGGTTGCTTTGGCATTTGGATGAACAAAGAAGCGAAGACCGATAGGTCTCAAGGAGCGGGTTAATGGCTACATTTAGTAATGCAGACTATGCTGGTCCCTTCTCTAGCAAGTATGAAGAAGATGAGGCTTTACAGGGAAATCGTGGTAACCGCGCCGCACACACAGCGGCACAAGCAGTACATAGTCGTGGTCTTAGAAACATAGATATTGCTAATAGACCAAGAGACAACAATAGAACTCCACAAACGGACACCTCTATATACGGCACAAATGAAAATCCTTTAATGCGTATGCTGAATATGCCGAATGCTGCGCAGTTTGCTGATCCTAGAAAAAACCCTATGTACAATTACAGGGCGCAGCCACAACTTTATGAATATCAAGCGCCAAGTCCGGGGGGTATTCGAGTCCCATTAGAAGGTGGCGGCACTACTTTAAAGCCACGTTCAAGGCCATATCCCGAAGGTGGTTTTTTCCCTAGCCTTGCTGGACCGGGGCCAACAGGTGCGCCGGGGTTTTTAGGACAAATGGGTGACAACTACGCAGGTATGAGAGAGGCTGCGGGTATGGGCATTGCAAATATTGCAAGCGGCGGTGCTTTTAGTAGTGATCCTAATGTAAAAATGCGAAAATTTATGGAGCAAGGGTTTAGTCCAGAACAAGCACAGGATTACATTAACGACACAGCAAGAACTAATGCACGTCTAGCACAAGAGCGTTTTGTTTACGGTGATCGTATAAATGAGCGAGGTGGCACACAAGGGACACAAGCCACTGCCGCGACAGGGGAAGAAGAGGAAACATACATTCCACCGCACTTGCGTTATCTCATGGAGCAGCGACAGCCTGTAACCACCATGAACATGGGTGGCTTGATGGCGTTAGGTCCAATGATGCAGCAACAGCAGTACGAAATGGGTAGGCAAATGGCTATGAGAGATATGGGGGTATCTGTATGATTACGCTTCTCGGGAGCTTACTTGGTTTTGGCACATCGTTTTTGCCAGAGGTACTAAACTACTTCAAAGCAAACCAAGCGCACAAGCATGAATTAGAACGCGCTCAGTTAGAGATGGACCTTATGTCTAAACGTGCTGAACTAAAGTTAAGCATTATGGACAAAGAGGCAGACATTAAGGAAACAGAGGGGCTATATCGACATGATAGCATTGATGCGGGAGGCTTTATCAACGCACTACGCGGAAGTGTGCGTCCTGTTATCACTTATTGTTTTTTTGCTCTTTTCGTTGCCATTAAAGTGACTGCTTTGCTGGCGCTATTAGATACGGGCCATGAGATAGGACGTGCTTTGTCCTTGATCTGGGATGACGCTACGGCTGGGCTGTTCGCTGCTATTATGTCATTCTGGTTTGGAAACAGAGCGGTCAGCAAATATATGAAAGCGAAACCATGACGTTTAAATTAAGCAGACGTAGCTTAGATAAGCTTGAAGGTATTGATGAGCGACTACAGGCAGTTGTAAAGCAGGCCATAACGCTTACCAAAACCGATTTTGGTGTAATTCAAGGTATGCGAACCCTTGAGCAGCAGAAAGAACTCGTTGCTAAAGGTGCCAGCCAAACAATGAAATCCAAGCATCTTGAGGGCAAAGCCTTTGACATTATGGCGTTTATAAATGGCAGAGCAAGTTGGGAGTTGAATTTGTACGACGATCTTGCTGATGCTGTTAAAGAAGCCGCAATTATTGTTGGGGTGCCTATGCGATGGGGCGCAGCTTGGCATATAGATGATATCCGTAAATGGGATGGCACGATGGAAGAAGCAATGAATGCCTATGTTGATTTACGAAGATCACAGGGCAGACGTCCTTTTATAGACGGCCCCCATTTTGAATTGATGGACTAGACGTTTGATGCTACAGTGAGACAACTTTAGAGGTAAAATATGGTTCTCCCACTTCTATTTAGCTTTGGTCTACCCGCTCTAGCAGGTACAGGTGCGCTCGGTGCTACTTTTGCGGGTATGTCTGCCCCCGTGCTGTCTGGTCTTGGTGCGGGGCTTGGCTCATTTTTGCAGAGTGGAGATATAGGAAAAGGCGTACAGACAGGTCTGACCGCTGTACTAGGTGGCAAACTTCTAGGTGGTCTTGGTGGGGCGCTTGGTGGGCAGCAAACAGCAACAAATGCTCTTTCTACAAGCAGCCCCATGACAGCCGTGCTTGCTGCACCCGCAAAAGAATCTATTTTGCAGCCCGTGCTTGGCGATACACTAACAAAAACTATGGCTGCACCGGGGATGATGGAGTCAGCACTTATAGGTTCTAGTGTGGCTAGTGCATTAGACTATAAAGCTCCTGAGATGAAAAAGAAAAGCGACGAAGAAATTCCTGATCCTAGACCCAAGATACGAGTAGCAAAAAGAAAACCAGATAACTTTCAAGGTGAGTTTGACTATTTCGACTATTACGACCCTGATGATTACGTGCAGTATGCGCGTGGCGGGGGTCTTATGGGTCTTGGTCAGCGATATGCTGAAGGTGGTGAAGTTGAGGGGATGAACGAAAAAGACGTTATCCTCGAATCCATACTTGCTATTAAAGGGATGAAAAGCGAAGCAGAAGCTCAAATGATTTTGGGTAAATTTTTAAGCGAATACGGCGAAGACGCACTGCGTGACCTAGTAGATTCGGTGCAGTCCGGTGAGTACGACGAAACAGTAGCGCGGTTTGCTGAAGGCGAAAAAGGTATGGTACGTGGACCCGGTGATGGGTCGGGTGAAGACGATAAAGTACCTGCTACATTAGATAATCAACAAGATGTTTTGTTGACAGAAGGTGAGTTTGTTATTCGTAAACCAACCACAGATGCGCTAACAAAAGAGTACGGCGGTGGTTTTTTAGACAGGATTAACGAAGCCGAAGGAGATGCACCAGAGGTGCTAAGAAAAATGGTGGGGTAGTTGAGAGTAAGTGCTGTTCCGAAGGATACAGTCAAGTACATATGGAAGGATGTTGAACGGGTACTAAAGAAAAGTGTCGAAACAGCTATCGGCAAGATGCAAATGATAGATGTTTTAAAGGGAATACTAGACGACACTTACGTTCTTTGGGTTGTATTTGAAGACGATAAAATTGTCGCCGCTTTTACAACTAGGATAATTGAGTACCCGCAACGTAGAAGTATGGCACTTGATTGGGTAGGTGGAAGTAGAATGAAAGAATGGTTAGATATCGGTATGGAAAAAGTTGTCGAATTTGCTGTTCTTAACGACTGTAAGCACCTAGAAGGCTATGGTCGCAAGGCGTGGGGACGTGCTTTAGAAAAACATGGGTTTTACCCCGAATACATTGCGTTTCGCATGGAGATAGAAAATGGGCAAAGGTAGTTCACCAGCGCAGCAGCAAACTAGCACAGGTCTTCCTGAGTATGTTGACCCATACTTTAAGCGACTTCTTAAAGGCGCTGAAGAAGCGACTATGCCATATTACCCAGACGATCCTGACACGTATGGTGATCTAGCGGGTAAATCCACTTATCAACCATACGAAGGTGATCGCTTAACGTCTTCTGCAGATTACGCTGATATTATGTCATCGAGAGACATGATCCGTAATGTTGCTGGATCTGGTATTCCGGGCATGGAAACAGCGACTAGCGCACAGCTAACAGGTATGGCGGGTATAAAAGGTTTAGCTGATGCACCGCCTAGTTTTACCGCGTCTGATTTTACTGCAAGTTCTGTTGACCCGTACAGTGGTTTTCAAGCAAGTCCTGCTACCGCTTATGGAGGATTTCAAGAATCTCAATTTACTCGCGGTGCGGGTAGTGAGTTTGATTTTGGTCCAGCGCGTCAGTTCACTGGGGCAGAAGTTCAGCAATATATGGACCCCTACATGCAGAATGTCGTTGATGTTCAGAAGCGTGAGGCCATTCGTGATTTTGATAGGGGTCAAGCTGGCAGAGATGCGTCAGCAGTTACTGCGGGTGCGTTTGGTGGATCACGTCAAGCTGTAGCACAGGGTATGGCAGAGCAAAATCTGCAGCAAAGATTGGGTGACATACAGCAAATCGGTAGCCAAGCTGCATTTGATAGGGCAATGAAAGCGTTTGAGTCCGACAGAGCAGCACAAATGGGTGTTGATAAGTCCCGTGCAGCAGAGTTGGCTAGGGTGCAAGGTATTGGTATCGGTGAACTAGGCCGTACCGAAGCAGGTGCAGCATCAGAGGCGGCTCGTCGGCAGGCGGCAGAGGCAGCAGAACAAGCTAGAGTGCAGGGCTTAGACGCAGCAGAAGCGGCGCGTATACAGGCTGGAGAAGCAGGGGAGCTTGCTAGAACGCAGGGTATAGATGTTAGCGAAGCGGCGCGTGTGCAGGGCGCAGATGCAGCGGAACAGGCAAGAATACAAGCTGCCTTAGAAGCGCAAAGATATGGCACCGCTGGACTCTATGATCAATATATGGGCGCAGGCGCTGGACTTGTTGGTTTGGGCGAAAGAGCTAGAGGTGCAGATATTCAAGACGCACAGCTACTTGAGCGTATCGGTGGCGATATCCGCGCCGAAGATCAAGCACGGCTTGATTTAGATTATCAGGATTTCTTACGGCAACAAGACTATCCAATGCGGCAATACGAACGATATGCGGGTATTTTACGCGGTGTACCTGTTACACCAGACACGTATACAACAACGTATCAAGCGTATAACCCAATACAAGCTGCTTTGGGTACGGGTCTTAGCGCATTAGGATTATATAGAGGTCTAGGGTACGGAGGACAGTAATGAACATTTTAGAACAGTCCGAAGCCTTAAAAGATATTCCTGAAGCCGCATTGATGCGTGAAATGCAGATGCCAACCGGAAGCTTTCCGCAGTATCTTGTGCTGACAGAAATAAAACGCCGTAAGCGTATGCGTGACGAGTTCCAGAGACGCGAAGCACAAGACATGCCTACTGTAGCAGAAGAAGCTGTAATGGGTGCAGGGATGCCCCAGCAAGGCATTATGCAGATGGCTAAATCTATGGCCCCACAAACAAGTATGGGTCAGAATACAGGCGTAGCTAACGCCGCACCGAAACAGCCTACTATGGGCATGGCTGAAGGTGGTATTGTTAATATGCGAGCGGGGGGTAAGCTCGTTAATTTTAAAGGTTTAGAGTTTGCTGTTTTTGAAGATGGTGAGGTTTATAGAGTTTTGCCAAACGGTAAGAGACTAAAAGAACCCTCACCCGCAGTCAGACGGATGGTTATAGAAGAAACTACTAAAATGTTGGGTGATCGTAGAGATCAGACAGTTGTAGATGTAGAACAATCTGGTTTAGAGGCGTTTGAAGCAGCGCAGCCGCCCTCCGCTGAAGTTGAAAAAGAGTTAAGTTTTTTAGATACTCTTAGAGAAGGTGCAGGCGTACGAGAAGCTGCTAAAACGGCAGGGATTACTCTTTTAGAAGCAGCTAACATTGTTGCTGGGTCTGTTGGACTACTTTCACGCGAATTTCAAAAAGCAACATTGCGAACTATTCAAGATTTTGTTCCAGATAAAGATGCAAGTAGAAAAATCCAAAGTATGATAGACGGTATAACCGAAACACAAAAACAATATTTTGGTGAGGGCAATATAGTAGATCGCTATGCGCCTCGAATCACAGGCGAAAGTTTAATAAAAACTAAGAGCGCCAAAGAGAAAGAGGAAGAAGCCGCACGGGCTGCGTATGAGAAGCAGCAAACAGCGGAAACAATAGCAGCTTTAGGCGATGAAGGAGAATATGACAGGCTTTCAAACTTACTGCAGGGTCAAGCAGGGCCAATACCCGTAGCTCCCGGTGCTATAAGTGCTGCGGACACAATGAGCAATCTTCCTTTTGCCACAGGAGAAATGTATGAAGCGCCAATAGCGGCTCCTGACCCAACGGTAGCAACTCCGCAAAACTTGAGCGCAATTCAGCAAACCACACTACCAGCCTCTGTTCTACAGGGACCTTCCGCTGTTCCTACCTCTGCATCAGACGCCGAATTTTCTGACTACAT